TCCGTTTCAGGTCCACAAAGTACACAAAATTCGTAAACTTCTTTTGTACTCATTATAGTCCTTAGAAAAAAAAAAGAAAGTGCGGGCTAGGCAGACGCTTCCTAGAAATATTTCACCGCACTTTCTCAAATCTTGGTAAGGTTATAAAACCTCACCAAGTGCTTTTGCTACTTATGTATAATTAAAGAGCAAAACGGTTGCCCATGGAATCAAACCCATAGGCGCGCTCACCGGGGTGAGTGTCTTCCATGTAGTAACGAGTCTTACCAGTGGGAGTTTCCTCCGTGGTGATAGCCCAGTTACCATATTCTTCCACCAGATCGCGAATGTCGCTGATGGTTGCACGAAGATTCGCAACACCAAAACGGCTGCGAGCCTCGGCCTCAGTAAGGCCCCTACCAGACGCGAGATAGTTGATCACACGCCGCTTCTTAGTCATAGTGTTGGTCATGCCAACTCTCCTTGAGTGATGCGTTAGGTTACTTGATCGGGAAAGTCTGTCGCATCTAACCAGACATCCGATTTGCTTATGCACTAATTATACACTAAATCCTGTCTGTGTCAACCCTCTTTTGGGATTTTTAACTGGAGAGGTGAGATTCGAACTCACGACCAGTCGGTTAACAGCCGACGGCTCTACCACTGAGCTACTCTCCATTCAACTACTTATTGGAACGTCGTTCCCGGAATTGATCGGGAGATTCTGACATCGTTTCTCCCTCAGATAAAAGGTCTTTTTGTGCCTTAAAAGCTATAATTGCCATAGCAAAAAAAGACAAAGACATTCCGAGCCAAACAGGCATTATTTTGTATATCATAAAAATGCCAAACATCGCGTTCATTACTGTCATTATTATCAGTGCAGTAAACGCATATTGTTGTTTCATCAAGGCTTCTTTTTCCACTTCTGTCATGGGTTTCATGCTGCCCCAATCAATCTTTCTGTTTGTCATCAATCCATTCCTTTTGGTGTTGTAGTAGTTGTTTCCAAATAGCAATCTCTTGCTCACAATCGTGTATTTTTTTCATGATTGCATCAGTTAGTTCAGTTGATGCCATATCAAAACATTTTGGTGTCGATCCAACAGAAAAGAACACCTTCTGTGTTCCATCCGCATGATTAATTCTCATACATTTATTTTCCATAATACCCCCGGCAGGACTCGAACCTGCGACCAATCGGTTAAAAGCCGATTGCTCTACCAACTGAGCTACGGAGGCGTTAATTTTTGCTAGAACATACATATTGTACTAACTGTTAAATGAAAGTCAACCTCCTATGGAAAAGTTTGTGGATCTTATCTTAGAAAAAAAGAAAACAGTCAAAGCACCAAAAGGCTTTCATTGGATGAAAAAAGGATCCAATGAATATAAGCTAATGAAACATGATCCAAAGCCATTCAAATCGCACAAAGATGCCTCATTAGAAGCTGAATTTGAAGTTCAGTCAGTACATGAAGTATACAAAGATTCTGGACTAGGTAAATGGTTTGGTAAAGGTGGAAAGGGTGGCACCACCAAGGGTGGATGGGACCGCTACAATACCAAAGGTGAAAAAATTGGCAAGTGTGGAGACAGAAAAGAGGGTGAAGGTAAACCCAAATGTCTCTCTGCCGAAAAAGCCGCAAAAATGACCAAGAAAGAAAGGGCCAATGCCGTGAAACGAAAAAGAAAAAAGGATCCTGATACCGACAGACCAGGCACTGGTAATAAACCAATCAACGTATCCAACAGAATAAAAGAATCATTCGTATCTTTTACTGAGTATATCACCGAAGCATCAAAGAACGTTCCTACCAATCCCGAACTTTGGTCCCGAGCAAAAGCTGCGGCTAAAAAGAAATTTGATGTTTATCCTTCCGCATACGCCAACGCATGGGCTTCTAAGTGGTACAAGAAGCGCGGCGGTGGATGGAAGAAAAAGAAGTCTTAAGCTAAACAGGCCGCTTCACTAAACCACTCTGGGACAAGGCTCGGTTCCTTCCATTTTGCGAACCGAGCCTTGTCCCCAATATAATAATTACGATAGGCTTGAACAGCATCATCTTCAACTTTGTACTGATCAGGCATTGCCTGCGCAAATGGAGTAAGTCCTGTCCATGGATCAAGAGGATGACCCAGATCTTGCCATGGAGGATCATTTCTATCGCACCACTCGATTACCTCTTGAGTCTTATGAACCTTTCCATAACGACGAGTATATTCTCTACAAAGAGCATTAGCGTGTTGCAACAACCAAAAATGATTGTGCGCTGACTTACGCACCCACTTTGTGCAGGGATGATTGAAGAAAGCTCTCTTGTATGGAGCTTTTCCATCTGGCCAGAGACTACAGAGCATTTGAGCACTCTCAAGAATCATTTTGACCACATGTTTGTCGCACTGCATACGTGCAGCTTCTTCTGGGGACTCGTCAAGTACGAAAATATTCATTATGAACTCACTGCTGAAGGGTTGTTGGCCCAATCCCAATTTTCTCTGATATCTTTATTGTAGTTCCAAGAATCAGAAAGTATACCATGATCAACTCCTGCTTGCAAGAACATTTCCTTCATTGCGTTGATATCTTTCGGGAAGCATGTTCCACCATATCCACGATCACCATCAGGTCCGGGCACCTGAGTGTGCGAAGATCCGATTCTACTGTCACTACAAACACCTGACAAGACATCCGAATAATCAATGCCCATATTTACACAGTAATCAAATACCATGTTAAAATAAGTCACTTTAAGTGCAAGAAAACTATTCGCAGTATACTTAATCATTTCAGATGCATCAGACGAGACTGTAATGACTGGAGTGTCCGGCCAGTACGTCTTATAAAGATCCGCAACACAAGAAGCCCACAAGGAAGTTCCACCAATCACTGTTCTTTCCGCGTTGATAAAATCTTCCTCTGCATTTGCCGCAGTTAAAAACTCTGGGTTATGAACAACCATAATCGGCACATCAGAGTTTTTTATGATCTCACTGGTTGTTCCAACAGGAACCGTTGACTTAATAATATAAATTGGTTGTCTATTTAAATCAGGCTGATTAAAAAATTCTTTCAGGATTGTAAGATCAACATCTCCACCTTCAGCACTCACCATTGGGGTTGGTAGGCACACAAAAATGAAATCTGATTGTAGTGTTTCTTCTAATGTATTCACACACTTATTAGGATCTTTATCATGTACTTTTACTATTGCACCAGCATTTCTAAATCCAGTTGCAACTGCATTACCAACAAATCCATTACCAATAACGCCTATAGTTTTGTTTTTCATATATTCACCAATACCGATAAGTTAAAAGATAAATGAGCCGGGTGGGGCTCGAACCCACGAGGACACCGTTATAAGCGGTGCTGCTAATGCCATCCGCGTCCGGCCCTATTTTTAGGTGGACTTTTTGATGGATTTCTGTATCTTAACTCTTTGTTTCTTTGCTCTAAGCTTAAGTCTGTCTAAATGTGCAAGTTGCTCTTGGGGAGTTTTTTCACGCCACTCATTATTACGTTCTTCTGCTTCTCGTCTTTTGAGATCTTTACTTTTCATTTACATATTCCAAACGACACTTTTTATTTGTGACATGGCCACTGTCTGTCTTCTGTAGATAATTTGATTTCTGTCGATCTTCATCATGCCCAAGTCGATAATTGATCTGATCAATATCAAAGGTTTTAGTCATTCTTTCTTTTGCATCAACATCAGAAAAACAAAAATTCATAAAATAATTTGCTTTTCTGATAGCTTCTTCTTCATCCACACCCAACGGTATGTCTATGTGTAATCTAAACTGCATCATTCACTTTCACGGTCATAGTTTTCAAACGGTAATAATTCTCGTAGAGCTTTCATTATAACTGCTAATTCATTATAATCAAGCTTATCTAACAAATATTTTTCATAACCGATCACAGCTTCCTCGGCTGCGTCAATTAAATCCTCAACATATCTGTCTCCATAGGAATTCATAAATTCTCCTATGGATATTTATTCTTGGATTTCGGCAAAGTTCACTATTGTTCGGATATCAAAGCTTCTCCAAGCGTTCTTTCCCATATCCCAAACTGGTACAATATCAGATTGTATTTCATATCGATCTAGTCTACCAAGACTTCTAAAAGAATCGATAGGCATATGTTGTGGATCCAAGGTGCATTGCATCTCTCTAAGATTTCCGTTCGTTTTCTTACGAAACGTAACCTGACAAACGTTTGCAGACAGTCTTTGAATCGCTTCTTCTCTAGTCTTCGGAATCATTTGTTATTCTCCTCATTGCCCAAGTCAAAATTGAAACCAATTTTTCTGGTGTAGTAAATGAATGTATCGTATCACCCGATGAATTGAAAGGAACTTCTTGCCCATTCGTGTCATACACTACAACTTCAGCAGTTGATACGATTTCATCCAAGTTTTCAAGTGATATTACATCATCATGTGATTTAGTTTTTACAGAACATTTATTTTTGGGACCAAACTGGACAGAAACGACATAATCATTCGTAAATCTAATTGCAAATCCACGCCCATATGGTCCCATTGAAATTGTTGTTAGTTTAAATCCAGACATTATTCAAAAAAATCCCACACAATCGTGATTATTACGAATATGAACAAAATTAACACAATTGTCCAATTGATTATCTCAAAAAGATAGACTCCTTCGAAGTTTTTTTCCAAAAAACGGTAAATTTTGTTGTTTTTGTTCATTTTTTGTCCAAATTCGAGGTAACTTCACCCGATTTTACACAAAAAATCGATATTGTCAATCAATAAGCTTCAAGACCAGAATTTCTTATCGATGATTTTCCTACTTTCGCGGGTTTTTTCTTCGAAATCTTCTTCAAACGAGAGGCCTCGTCCTTTCTCACCACTGGAAGAAGTCTATATGCTATTCTTTCGAGCGATTTTTGTTTTTTGTCCACCATTTTTTCGAGTTGTTGCTTGGCAGTAGGTGGTAATTTGGAAAAATCTCTACCGCCCATGTATCTTTGCATGATTTTCTTACGTGCAGCACGACGAGCCTTCACTTTTAACTCAGATTCTGGCTTTCTTCTTCTACTTTTGAGCTTTCTTTTTGTTGCACGTATACGTGCAGTGCGCCTGGCAACAAGAGATCGCTTCTGTCTCTGCTGTACCGTAAGAGCCTCACTGATGAATTCAGTAAATTTAATCATCGATAGTGACTGGAGAAAAGGTCTCTCATGACATTTCTTGGTTCGGGGTTGTTTCCTCTGAACTGATCCATGGTCCCCGTATCAGGAAGAGTGGTCATTCTTAATTTAGTATGGTCATGACTACCTCCCCCTATTTCATTCCTAAGTCTTCCAAGTGTTTCACGATTCGCCATCACAGTATGTGACTCTCGTGTGTGCGGGTTACCATCTACATCAAAAGTAAGTTGAACACCATGGTAAACAGATCCTGATTCGTCACCTTCCATTGCATGTGCTCCACTATGAGCAGCACCGGGAACCGTAGAACCCATTCGCACATTTGCTAATCTTTGATGGTCTGGGTGTGCTGAAAATTTACCCGCCCCATCATCCACATGAATCACCCCGAGTGAGTTTAAATAATCTTTTGCTGGATTTTGACGTACCCTTTCACCAGTTGGTTTGTAGTATTCGACTGAACCTTTAGGCTCTCTCACCGCGTCCTTCATATGACCTAGTTTTACTCTAGCTTCATCTCTACCTTCAACATCACGAGATCCTCTTGGACGCGTACCGCCTGGTAGTGGATCACCCTGTCTTGCTTGTGTGTTTGCAGCCCTCATTGCATCTATTCTTTCTTCATCACCCGGGCGAATATTACCTGACATTATTCTGCGATACATCTTTTCCTGATCTTCATTGACTATGGTATTACGAATACGATCAACGCGAGATTCAAATGACTCTTTTGCTACAGTCCCTGTCTTTTCGACTTTCTTCTTCTTTTCAATAGGTGTTACTTCACCGCCTTCCCGCTTTCTGGTTGCGGGGACGACTCCACCAGCATACTCAAGCATGATGTGACGAATAGTACTCATTGTGCTAGGATACTTTTTCATTCTTCTTCTTCCTTATATGACATGTAGTTTTTTACAGAGCCGATATCTGCGGCAGCTTTGGTAATCTTACTTTGAACCCATGCCTTTAGTTGATCATCGTCTTTGAGCATGTCAAACAAAGATCCGGAGTAGTCCTTAAGTTTCTTGAGTTGAATACGAGCCATTTCACCCTCGTAGTCTTTTTCATCCATACCCCCATCGGAGTCAATGACACCCTTTGCATTTAACTCAATATTTTCTTCTTCTATTTTTTCATCAAGATATTCTAGAAAATCTTTCATTTGGCACTCCCTGATCAATATATTTATATTTTATCTGCGTTGGACTAAATACTTTTGGAGATTTTTATGCCTGACAATAAAGTCATAGAAACAGCAGCAGAGTTGGTCAACGCTCTTCGCTTTCACGGCTATACAAAATTTAAAAATCTTAAGACTGGTGATAGGATTCGTAACGTCACTGTGCTTGTCCCCGGCGCGCAACGTCCGATGGAAGCACAAAAGATAGGTCAACTGTTTGAGGGTGCTCAAGTCTCTCCAAATGGTAAAGAAGTCATACTGGGTCAACTCAAGATTGTCCTCAAACCCACAGAGAGACAGGGTGCGGGATCAGCAGGTGCTGCGACGGAAACGAGACTACTTGAGTCAATTAATCAAGCAATACAAGTAGAAAACGAAGGGCTTCCCATTACAGTTGTGTTCGAAGCAGGGCACCGTAAAATTAAACGAACAGGAGTCAAAAGAGCAATCTCAGTTGCAACATCATCTCGTCGTAACGAACAGGGGCTTGTCAATAAATCTGACATAGATCTCGAAACAGACTCTGGGGTATTCCATATATCAGTGAAAGATCCAACTGCACAATATTGGGAGTCACCTGATGCGATCTTCAAAACAAAACGCGATGCCTTGTTGGATAAACTCTCCGAAGAGGGAAAAATTACAATCACAAGAGAACCACAAGGAACATTTGCAGTATCACCCAGAGTGGCATTTGAGCCAACAAACGATGAAGTACAGGCTCTAGTATTTGGTGCGGATATAGCTTCGTCAAATGGTGTGATCATGGAGAGTGGATTTTTTCCCAACGACTTTGTGTGGGAAGAGGTGAACAATACCCTTCATATTAAAGGTGGTGCAATTTACACCACAGTTGGTGATATTCCACGTTTAAAAATGCCTGTATATGTCATCCGCCAAGACCGTGATCGTAACAAGACTGCAAAGTATCCGGGGCTTCGTGTTATCGCACCACAGAGAACGTATATTGAAGGTCGACCTGATGTACTTTTTCTGTCCACCACAGAGCGGCTCAAGTACGGTATATGAATATATACAATTAGGAGAACCAAACAATGGACATGAATCTTTTCTTCAATTGGGCTGCTGAACAGCAACAGCAAAACAAAAAAACCTCGAACTTTATATCAGACACACAACCAAAGTTTAGTGTGTCACCAACTGCACACCAAAGTTTCGAACGATCATCACACGACTTCGTGGGAAATACCCTTCGTTCGGATAAGTCTCCTGATCAAATCAACGAACAAGATGAACAGGATAAACAGGTCAAACGAATCGATATCTCCAAGGGCACCGGCTGGCACGAAGATGAATTTGTAAACGCAACGCCCGAACAAAAGGAAGAGTTAAGGCGGTGGCGAATAAAGAATCTCGGCCAAGAATCACAGCAAAAACTGGACGATATGAGCGCAAATTTAACACGGGCACAAAGCTTTGCTTATGGAATGGGAGAAACTGATAGTCCAGATTATCCAACGGAATATGCAGACGCTGTTCGAGGAGATCTGGGACAGGCTGTAGGGAAGGGAAGACAGGTTCGTTGGAGAGAGAAGGAAGAAGAGAAGAGAAAAGATCCCATATACGACGCAATGGTTCGAATGAAACATGATCAGAGAGCTAGGGATCGTGCGTCAGACGCACTTATTGCTAGTGATGGGTATGGAGTAACAGTCAGTCAAGGGGCAAAGGACAAAGCATTTCAGGATTCATTAAGAGATCTCGGTGGCCCCAGACGATATATTGATGATCCCAGCTTCAGCACACGAGGATATACAACCAGAATGCGAAGATTGGGATATAAAAACGATCCATACACTGGTCGGCCAGTCAAACCAGCAGTTGGCTGGGGATCTTCAGACGAGTACCTACAATCCATCGGGGAACCACCAAACGAACCACTGGATCCATCCACATTCCCAAGA